AAGTTATCGCTGAATACTTGCCACCGGAATATCCTTACTCTGTTTACAATGCAGATAGAGTTATTAAGGTAATGGATTTTGATGAAAAGGTAGATATTTTACCTGTAGCAGATCCAACTATCTTTTCAATGTCACAAAGAATTACTTTAGCACAAACACAGTTACAAATAGCTCAATCTAGTCCTCAATTGCATAATATGCATGAAGTTTATAGAAGAGTTTATGAGTCATTAGGTACAAAACAAATTGATCAATTATTAAATCCAGAAGTTACACCTCAACCTAAAGATCCAGCTATTGAGAATATGGAAGGATTACAAATGGTTATACCAAAAGCATTTCCAGAACAATCTCATGATGCTCATATAGCAGCACATGCAGCATTTTTAAAAACTAGAATGGTTCAAATTAACCCACAAGTGTATGCATTACTACAAGGACATATTTCTGAACATTTATCACTTAAAGCAAACATAGAAGTGGCTCAACAAATAAGTCAAAATCCAGAAATGCAACAATTTGCTCAACAAAACCAAGAACAATATCAAATTATGTTTAATAATGAGGTTGCTAATCGTATTGCACAATTAACTAATGAATTAGCACAAGCTGAGTCCGAGATGGATGGGGCTAAACAAGACCCTCTAGTTATGTTAAAACAGAGAGAGCTAGATTTAAGAGCATTAGATATGCAAAGAAAAGCTCAAGAAGCGGCTATCAAAATTCAGAATCAAGATTCTCAATTTGAAGAGAAAATTGATGTTGATAAGATGAAGCTAGAGCAACAAGAAAAATCAGATGCTCAAAAATTAGCTCTTGCACAACAAAAATTGATGCAAGATAGAAACAGAATTACAAAAGGAAAGTAACATGTCTAAAAAAATAGGTTTAGAAAGTCAATACGCAAAACTTTATCCAGTTAAAGCAAATATTGGAAAATTTATTACAACAGCAGCAAAAGTAATTCAAGGAGTTAGAAAACCAACATCTGAATATGGAAAAAGAGCTACACAATTTGCAATACCTACAGAAACTCCTTCTACAGCAAAAAAAGCATTGTCCGGAAAAACAGTGGAGATGTTAACTGTAAAACCTACAATTAAAGGTAAACCAGTTGGTGGAGGTACTAAAGGTGCTGCAATAGGAACAGTAGGAACAGGTCTTGGATACTACGATACAATTATTAATGAAACAGATGTGGAATCAAAAATGGGTGGCGGAATAATGAATTATAATGAAGGAGGTTTTCCAGATTTAAATGAAGATGGAAAAACTACTTACGCAGATGTTTTAATGGGAAGATTAAAAGGTAAAAATAAAAATGGAAAAAAATAAAAAAAATTCTGGCAAAAGATCAGGGCCACCACCAAAGCGTGGCCCAAACCCTCAAGGTATAGATCCTTACTTAAGTCGTAATGAATTTAAAGAAGGTTTTTATGAACAACCAACTAGACCACCAATAACTGCTGAAACAATGTATGGTAAAGGAACAACTAGAAGTTTAGAATATCCAACAGTTGATCCAGATACAAAAATGATTCAAGATACATTAGGTATGTCAGAAGGTGGATTTCTTGGTCAATATCCTGTTCAAGTAAAAAAGGTTCCGTTTAAAGGTGTATTCTAATGTTGCCAGTGTTAAATGCTGTTGCTCCATTAGCTAAAATACTTTTCTCAACTATCGAGAAATCAGTACCAGATAAAGATTTACAAGAAAAACTAAAAGCACAATTGCAAACGCAATTAATGCAATCTCATACACAAGAATTAACTGCTGCAGCAAAAATTATTGAAGCAGAAGCAAAAGCTGGTTGGTTTGCATCATCTTGGAGACCACTTTTAATGTATGTTTTAATATTTATATTAGTATGGAACTATGTATTAGGACCAGTAATTTTATTCTTTTTTAAAGCTGTTATAACTATAACTCTCCCAGGAGATGTATGGACACTTTTACAGATTGGTCTTGGAGGATATGTTGTGGGACGCTCTGCGGAATCAGTTGCACGTACAATGGCTAATAAACCTCAGCCAAAAGAACAAGAAAACGGATAGATCTTATCCTTGTATTATTATAAGTAATACACTATATTTTAATTATGTTTGAAAGATTAAAAGACCTTATAGCTAAAAACTATTCTAATAAAGAAATAGAAAAGAAAAACAACATTCTTCTTAAAAGTAGAAAAGAAGTAGAAATTAATGGCAATGGAACTTCTGGTTATACAATTAAAGAAGGTTCTCATAAAGGTGTTGTTTTAGGACATATCTCTAGAGAAAAAAAGGTTATTGAGTAGTGGACTATTCGGCTATAGTTAAGTTTATAAAGAAACGTATCGTTGATTTAAAAGAAAACCTTGCCTATACCGTTGACTCTTTAGAACAACTTCAATATATTAGAGGACAAATCAGAGCCTTAGAAACTCTGCTACAGGATCTTAAAGACCTGCAACAAAAACAGGAGCAAGTAAATGACGACGGAGACGACGGAGATTTCAAATAATGAAATCCCTGCACATGTAGAAGGACTAATAGACGCATACAAAGAGAAAGAAAAAACTCAAACTTTTCTAGACGCAAAAGCTGTTGAAGAAAATTCATCTTTACTTGAAAGACTTCCAGAACCCACAGGTTGGAGAATTTTAGTTTTGCCTTGGGCAGGCCCAGCAAAAACTAAAGGTGGAATATTCCTATCCGATCAAACTGCGGAAACAATTCAAGTAACAACGGTTTGTGCATATGTCTTAAAAGTTGGTGACCTTGCATACACAGATAAAACTAGATTTCCTAATGGACCTTGGTGTCAAAAAGGAGATTGGGTAATATTTGGTCGTTATTCAGGGGCAAGATTCAAAATAGAAGGCGGCGAAGTAAGAATTCTAAATGATGATGAAATCATTGCTAGAATTAAGAACCCGGAGGATATTTTGCATACGTATTAACTACGCAATAACAGGAGCTACACATGATAGAAGAAAAGAAAAAATCTCCAGAAGTGGAGTTAGATACAGATGGTGTTGAAGAACAAACAATATCTGTTGAAGAAAAAAAAGTAGAAAGTAAAGAAGAACTTCCTAAACAAGAAGTTGATCTAGGTTATACAGAACCATTAAAACCTGGAATCGAAGGAATCAAAGTAGAAGAAGTTGAAGATAAAAAAGAATCAACAGTTAAACCAAAAGCTGATGATGAAGATGATTTATCTCAATATTCTGATTCGGTTAAAAAAAGAATCGATAGACTAACTTACAAAGTTAGAGAGCATGAAAGAAGAGAAAAGGCTGCTCTTGAATTTGCTAAGGGAGTTCAAAAACAACTAGACGAACAAAAACAAAAATATAGCAAAACAAGTAAAAGCTATATTGAACAATTCACAGCTAGAGTTAATGCAGAACAAGAGAAAGCAAGAGGTGCATTAAAAGAAGCAATTGAACTTCAAGATGCTGATAAGATTGCAGACGCAAATGCAAGAATTACACAGTTAGCTATTGAAGCTGAAAAAGCTAAAATGACAGCTGAAGCTGAGGCTGAAAAAGAAGCCAAAGTTGTTCAACAACCTAGTCAAACTCAACAACCTCAAACGCAACAAACCTACGTAGAACCTTCAAAAAAGGCTAAATCTTGGGCTGAAAAGAATGAATGGTTTGGTAATGACAAAATCCTAACAGGAGCTGCATTTACCTTCCATGACGATTTAATTAGTCAAGGGTTTGACGCAGAGAGTGATGAGTACTATAATGAGATTGATAAATTGATGAGAGATACGTTCCCTCAAAGATTTAACAAACAGGAGCAAAAGAAACCCGTCCAAACTGTTGCATCTGCACAAAGAAACCAAGCCGGACGCCGTAGTGTGAAACTCACCAAGTCACAAATAGCTATCGCTAAAAAACTAGGGGTGCCACTAGAGGAATATGCAAAATACGTGAAGGAGAATAATTAATATGAGTGAAATAAAAAGAACCTCACGCGAGTCCGATGTTAGAAAAAAAGAAATGAAAAAAACTACATGGGCTCCACCGTCAAGTCTGGATGCACCTGCTGCACCAAATGGCTTTGCACATAGATGGATAAGAACATCTATTCAAGGCTTCGAAGACATGGGTAACGTGACTAAGAAGCTAAGAGAAGGTTGGGAATTTGTAAGAGCTGAAGAATTAAAAGATCAAGCTCAAAATTTTCCAGTCATCAATCAAGGTCAGTATGCAGGATGTGTTGGGATTGGAGGCCTTGTTCTGGCAAGGATACCTTTGGAGATATTAAAGGCTCGCTCCGAATATTTTCGGAAGATCACAAGTGATCAAATGAACGCAGTCGATAATGATCTTATGAAGGAACAGAACCCTGACATGCCAATCAATATTGAGAGGCAGTCAAGAGTAACTTTTGGTGGCGGTCGTAAGAGCTAAGATTTTTAGCAATAACCATTTAAACCAATAGAAGCTCTTAATTTTGTAAACTAAAAATAAACATAGGAGTAAACTATATATGGCAAACGTAAGTGAAAAGTTCGGTCTAAGACCGTACAGAAAACTAGACGGAACACCATTAGTTGGAGCTCAAAACAGATACACAATTAAGGCTGGCTACGCAACGGCAATATTTCAAGGGGATTTGGTAGTACCAACTTCCACTGGAAACATTGAAAGAGCGACTGCTGGTTCTTCTGCGGCTGTTGTTGGAGTATTCAACGGAGTGTTCTACAATGATCCTACTACAGGAAAACCAACATTTAAAAACTATTACCCAGGTGGCGTAACACCATCTCAAGGTGATATTACTGCAGCTGTTGTCGATGACCCAGATGCGGTGTTTTTAATTGATTCAGATGATGCTTTTACAAGAGCTGATCTGTTTACTAATTACTCTATTACTAATAATACGGGTAATGTACAAACTGGAATATCTAAAGTTCAGTTAGACAAATCTGCTACAGGAGTTGCTAGCACATTTGTTATTCAGGCAATTGATATATCGCAAGATCCATCAAATTCTGATACTGCAGCTGTTAACGGAAATATTCTTGTTAGAATAAATCGCCATTTCTTTAGAACTGGCACAGGACTATAATAGGAGAATAAAAATATGGCTATATCACGAGCACAGCTAGTCAAAGAACTAGAGCCAGGATTGAATGCACTATTCGGTCTTGAGTACAGCAGATATGAAAATCAACATGCGGAGATTTTCCCTGCAGAGACTTCAGAAAGAGCTTTTGAAGAAGAAGTAATGCTATCAGGTTTCGGTTCAGCACCAGTTAAAAACGAAGGTGCTGGAGTGGTGTTTGATCAAGCGAACGAAACGTTCACAGCTAGATATACACACGAAACTATCGCTTTAGCATTTTCTATCACAGAAGAGGCTATTGAAGATAACTTATATGACAGACTTGCAGCTAGATACACAAGAGCTTTAGCAAGATCTATGTCAAATACTAAACAAGTTAAAGCTGCAGCGGTTTTGAACCAAGCACAAGTAACTACAGTAAAAGGTGGTGACGGAGTTTCTTTAATTAACTCAGCACACCCACTTGCTACTGGTGGTACTTTTTCAAACGTGCTTTCAACACCGGCTGACCTTAACGAAACATCACTAGAACAATCATTGATTGATATCGCTGGTTTTGTTGATGAAAGAGGATTAAAAATTGCTCTTACAGGTAGAAAAATGATAATTCCAAAAGAATTACAATTTACTGCTGAAAGATTAATGGCATCTCCTCAGAGAACAGCAACAGCTGATAACGACATCAACGCTATCAGAAGCATGGGAATGATTCCAGAAGGTTATAGAGTGAATAACTTCTTAACTGATACTGAT